TGCCACACAGTCGATAGGTACTGTGCGACAACACGCTCTGTGCGGAAACCTCTGTGTTTCCTATGCTGGGTCATAGGTGATGCTTGTTCTCACATCTGTTGCAGAAGAATAAAACAGCACCATCATGAACACGATCATATTCATTTACCTGAGTAAACGCATCACAGTCTGAACAGTTCTCAACACCTGCATAACCGCTAAAGCTGTACACATGGCGATCTATTGGAGATCTATAAATCTCATCAAAGTTAAACTTAGCCATTGTTAAGTCCAGTCATGTAACCCATAGCCACGCCACCAATAAATAGAAACAGTACTAAGAACAGTAGCAGCTTCTCTGAGTCATCCATTAACTGCACTGCATTTCAAGCATTGCCATGAGACTGTGCCATTAACTGCATCTTGCGATAAATCAACCAAGTTCTTAATCTGTACTGGCTCATTGCATAACTGACATGGCACGAAAGCAGACATAAGATCTACCCATTCACCATTGATCTTAATTCCAATGTTGCCCATTAAATTCTCACTTCCTGTGGTCGCCATTTTCCATCGCTTCCCATGCGATACCAATTCGTAGGACACTTAGGCGAACCACCTTGATTATTAACTACAGAGCAGAAATAACCGCCCCATGCCTTGCCATTCTTTTCACCTTCACGCCAGATGCGACTGCCATGCTCGCACGATGGTGCTTCTACTGCTTCACCTGTTCCCATGATTGCAGCTACATTGTCCATAGCCTTCTCAAGTGTTACAGGTGCATCGACTACGCCTCTGTACTCATTAACAGGTGTAGTCCAATAGTCCTGATTATCTGGCTTGACATCTTGGACTGCTGGCTTTACTACTTTTGTAGCAACGACCTTGGTCATTTCTTCTCTGCTTGGTCTCTTTCCTTTAGGCGCATAACCTGCATTTGCAAGTGCTCTGCCGATTGCCGAAGTCTCGCAATTCTCCAGTGCTGAAGTCTGATTAACACCGCGACTAGAAACTGTCTCCTCAGCGTATCCCGTTGCCCACGCAACGCCATCGCTAGCATCCTTAAATAGATACGCCTTAACAATGTATCGAGATGCCTCGACCACTTCAAGCTCTGTTGCAATGCGGAATGATGGATAATCCTTAATAAACTTTTCAAGTCTCACCTCAACTGGTTCGTAATCGGCTAAATTAAACATAAAGATCATTCTCCTCTGTGGCTAATTGCCCCGCGAGTGCGCCATAGCTGCATAGATCGACCCAGTTGTCGATGTGTTGGGCTGATTGATTAGTCCTCGCAAGTTTAACGAGCACCATGATTCCTGCGACTTGATAGTCATGTATCGGTGTCTGTAGGTATGCACTGAGGAGCATTGCGGTGTATTGCAGGTTATCCGCAGGGTGACCATACGATAGCCCACGATCACGGATCGTGTCTGTTGCTGATAAGAGGATTTCATTAGCTTTCATTCCTGCCCCTTGATACTGCGACCTCGGTGATAGCCATCGCGTACGCCCTTTTTATAAGCTGACTTTTGCACATCGATGATAACTATGATGAATCCTATGATCATGCCAATAATGCAGATCAATAGCAGCTTGTCTGTGTTGCTCATGCTGCGACCTCAACTTCTACAACTTCCAAGAACTTCAGATGTGATAGACGATTAATTAACTTTATGTCTTTAAGTGCAGCATCATAAGTAGTGTTAAAGCAAGCCTCTAAAGTGCCTTCTGGATGATCTGCTGATCCGTAATTCATAAAAACAACAGCGTGAGTAAATACATTCTTAGCTGCTTTCCGGTAAAGGTTGTATCCCTTTGCTTGATAATTTGTTGTCATTTCCGTACCTATCTGTGCCAATGCCCTTGATTGGCTACAGGATTAGTGTTGCATGAATGGCAGACGAATCAAGTACATTTTGGTAACGAATTGATAACGATTATCTGGGTCTGCCGTAGGACTTTCCAGCCACAATAAATGTGCCGTCCTTTTCGATGTGGATAAGATCAACCTGCACCTTAGCCTTATTGACATAGATGATGGCGAATGCCTGTTGCCAGTTAGCAACACCCTTGGTGTAGTGGGCAAGCTTGAAATCCATGAGATGCCCCACTTCGACACCATGTAGAACACGCCCTATACGGCCTCCAGAAGCCTCTGAGAAGGCCGAACGCCCTGCTCTGTGGGTATGACCCGAGATTACATTCTTACCATGCCTACGGGCTGCCTCAAGGGCTGAGAGTCCGCCCTGTGGCTTCATAGGTGTGTGATCTCCATGTACTGCAATCCAGTTAGGTGCAATAGGCATCGGGTTCTTATGGAAGGTGATACCTAACTCATCAAAGCGCATAAACTTCTCAAAGCGCAGCTCTGGCAATGCACCGAATGCAGGCACTTTAGCCATAATGATGTTATAAAGGCGATCTGTGTGATTGCTGCGGATGCAATCTGTAACGCCTAATTCCCAGAGTAACTGCACAGCTTCATTACGATCATCGTCAAGGGTCTGGGCATAACTGCCCATGCGACCTTCTTCCCATTTGCTTATCTGGGGAAGATCGATCTCATCGCCAATGGTTATTACTTGGTCTGGCTTAAACTTTGTGATGAAACTAGCAAGGTTACGAGTGGCTACCCGATCATGGTAAGGAACCTGCAGATCGGACACGACTACGATTCGCTTAATCGTCATCCTCATCTTCGTAATCGCCTAACCTGTCTGGCTGAACTGGCTTTGGCAAGATCCAGCGCGGATACGACATAGGCTCAACGATTATTGCCAATGCTAAATCGACATCAAAGCCTGCCCTGCGTAATGCCCGATACATCTCCTGCAAGCTTATAGCCCAGGCATCGAGTGCGCTGTAAGTATCTAGATCGATTACTTTCTTTCTTGCCATGAGAAAATTATCTCTCTAGAAGTATGTTATAGATCTCATCGACACGCGTGTTGAGTCTTTTGATCTCAGACAACAGGTGTGTAATTACATAGCCAGACAAGCCACCGAGTGCTGCGATGGTGGCAAGGTAAAGCGTGAAGAAGTCTGACTGTGTCACTTCTTGATTCCCATAGCAGGATCATTAGGTGATAGGTAGCGCAGTACAGGTGGAAGGATTGAAGCAACACCTGCTGCAATGAGAGCCTTAGGATCTGTGACCCCAGCTGCTGCCATTGAGATTACTGCTACTAAGAATGCTCTAGCCCATGAGCCTGCTGCTGTCTTTAGTTCGTTCATTATTCTCCACCTAACATAGATACTTGAAAAAAAGCCCCATCATTGTCAGCTTCTTTCTTAAAGCTAACATGCATGTGCTTAGTGTGTTTGTTCGCCCCTGTGTACTTGCGCCACTTCCAGTTAAGGATCTTTGAGCAGATGTGTCCATCGAAAATGATGTAACTAATACGCGTGTCTGCTTTTGATTTTGATAAGGCACGAAGCTGATCTGCAAGATCGCCCATAATGTCTGGCTTTGATCCCTTGAATAAGTCACGATCGACATCAATGGCGCGTACCCAGCCCTGCTCATCTGGATTATGATCAGACTTGCGAGCAGCGTGTCGGGTATCACCGATCCAGCCATCCGATGTGCGGTCACGATCTGGGAACGAGTCATCTATCTGTTCTCGTAACTGGATCGCTGCGTGACTTAACTTAGGTTTCATCCCAGTAGTAGAGCGGCTTCTTCTTCTGTAATGCCTAGTCGCTCCAATAGTGCAGCCTTGTCCGCAGCCTTAGCTGCTTTGTCTGCATCCTCTGCTGCCTTAGCATCTGCATAAGCCTTAGCATCTGCTGTGCGCTGTGCTACTTCTTCTGCTGTCAATTCGATCTCTGAGACTTTCCCAGTAGCGCAATTAACTTCGATCTTTGTGTCTGCCATGTTGTCTCCTTATGATTTATTGATGCCGTAAAGCGTTGCCGTTGAGTATTGAACAAAAGATCCAGAGACTGCCGAGAATGTCAGTTGATTAACTGCGGAAGTCTGTGACCATAGACCAGCGATCAAAGTCATGAATGTTGTTGTGCTGTTCTGTTCCATTACATTGTCAATGCTAAAAGATTTGTAATCACTTCCTGCGTAGTTAGGAAAATAGACTGAACCATTAGCAAAGGTCGAAGCTGTATTGGCAGAACCATCAACAGGAAATTGAGCGTTGCTAAATGAGAACGAACTAGCAGCCGAACCTGAACCCTGTAAACGCTTCTGAGTTAAGTTGGAAGTGCTGCCATTAAATGAGATCGCGCAAATCCCGTAAGCACCGCCGTCTGGGTCGTTGTTTGTGCGTAGGCTTAGAGCAACACATAGATCTGTGTAAGTGCTAGGGATAGAAGTAAAGTCAATAGTGCTAGCCCCACCTGATCCGACAGTTACGGATGCAATCTTAGTAAATGTAGTAGGCATTATGCCGCCTTAATTCCGTAGAGGGTAAAGGTTGAGCCAGTTGTAAAGTTTGCGCCGGTTGATAATTTTAATAAAATACTTGTTACTGCTGCGGTATTGCGCCACATAGACACAGAAGTAAGTACATTTCCTGCGGTGTTGTTAGCGCGAGTCAGCAAAGACTTGTAAGTAGTCGTATTGCTATAATTCATTATCTGCACAGTATTGATTAAAAATGTGCTTGCAGTCGATACAGCTGTGCCGCCATTAGCCACAGCATTATTACTTGCTAGACCCGAAGCAGCACTTGAACCATCCCCGTAAAGAAATGTCAAAGAATAGTTAGTTCCCGTATCACCATTAAGTTGTATGTCCACTGATGCAGTGCCCGAAGAAGATTGAGGTGTCACAATCAAAACAAGATCTGTGTAAGTTCCTGTAATGCTTGAGAAGGTTACAGATGATGCAGCACTACCTAAAGTCTGGGTAGCGATTGGCTCGTATGTTGATGGCATGACTACCCCTTAATTCCGTATAGGGCAAAGGATGAGTATTGGCTAAAGTTAGCCGATACTGGCTTTATCACAATAGAGTTAATCGCGGCTGGAGTAGCTGACCATGATCCAGAAGCCAAGTCAATGTTGCCACTTCCATTGTCATCATAACCGCCTAAAAACCTGACAGTCTTATTCTTATTGGTTGAGGTGTAATCAAGCACATCAATCACTCCACCTGCTATAGATGCAGTAGATCCTGTGTAATAAAGAGCAACACCCGAATAAGCACCACCAAAAGGAACGCTAGAGATTGCGCTAGAACCATTGCCATAAAGAATGTGATTCCAGTAATTGTTTGCCGTATCACCATTAAAGCGCATGATTACATCGTCTCCAGCGGATAACTTAGAAATAAATCTGACTTGAAGATGCTGATAAGTAGATGGGATGCTGCTAAAAGTTATCGAAGAAACAGCACTAGATACATTAACAGTGGCTATTGACTCATAGTCACCGCCTGCAACCCCACCGCTAGAGGCGATGATCCCGACAAGTGAGGAAATCATTAAGCAATGCCACCTACGACAACCCAAGAGTTAGCAGCGATCTTGATGCAAGCTGCTGACTTGTAACGGGCAAGGACTGGAGCAGCAAGGACTGCACCTGCGCTAACAATAGTAGTAGTGCCAGAAGTGACAGCATTGATAGTAGTAATGCCCACGCCCTTCTGATAGACAAGCAAAGTAGTACCGATTGGAAAGTCATAAGTCGCATCTGTTGGGATGCGGAAAGTGTTAGCCGATGCGTTATCCATCGTGACAATAGAGTTAAGTCCATCTGCCTTGACTGCTGTGTAAGTAGTGCCAGTCTGGGCATTGACCACCATGCCTGCAAGTGAAGCATCGACAGAGTCACCAAGAGTCTCA